TGCGGTGACGCTGTTCGGCGCCAAAAACGCAGAGCCGAAAGTGCCGGTGGTAATTTTGCTCGCGTCAAGATTCGGTATATCGGTGGCAACAAGTGGTGTTGTGCCGGTGATATGCCCTTGAACATCAAAAGTAACTTTTGTACCCGTTCCTGCTACGACATTATTAGTGTGATTTAGTACGCCGCCAGCAGTAACGCTTAATCCGGTTCCAGGTAAAACGGCGCCGACTGAAAGGTCAGTAGCAAAAGGCAGATCGCTGGAAATGATTAGTCTGCCGTCGGTTACAAGACCGTTGGCGTTGTACTGGACGACGTGATACTCGCTGTCTGATGCCGTAACCGTGTTGTCAATAGCAATTGTGTCTGACACCATCGCCAGACCGTTGCCGTTTACAACGATGCCACCTTTTGTGCTGGTGGTTGGAGTGGGAAGATCACTGCCGACGATTGCGCGATAGTCAACTGCACCAGCAGCACCGGTAGGGCCAGCCAAAAACTGTGCCGCACCAGTTGTGTTATCAAGGCTGGTAGAGACTGTTGCAACATCACCGGCAACAGTAATTTGCGTGTTAACAATGCCGGCGTTATCGCTAACGATTGAGTTGATCGAACCGGCAGCTTTGATGGCAACCCATTGGGCACCACTCCAGCAATAAACCGTGTTGTTTGATGTGTTAAGTGCCAGTTGGCCGGTAAAAACACCGCTATCGGGAAGGGTGGTTACAAGGTCAACAGTTGATTCATTGGCAAGTTTGACTGCAGTGACCGCCTGGGTTCCAAGCTCGTCTGCGGTGACGATATTGACGGTGGCGACAGTGCCAAGGCCAAGCGTGGTGCGTTGAGCGGCGGCGTCAGCATCGTCAAGTAACGCACGACCGGCTGCAGTGCAATCGATCTCTTCGACAGTGCCAGCGCCAGCAGATGCGCGGCCGAGGATTTTGCCGGTATCACTGACCTGCTGCAGTTTGCCGTAAGTGACGGCGTTATCGGCAATTTTGACGGTAGTTACAGCGTCCGCACCAAGAGCTGCAGTGTTTACTGAAGCAGCTTGATACTTGGCTGTACTAATGGAGCTGTCAGCCAACTTGGCTTCCGTTACAGCCGAATCCGCAAGGGCTGCCGTGCCCAGTGCGGTTACTTTTGCTGTGGTTACAGCACCGTCGGCAAGCTTGGCGGTTGTAACTGCTTCGTCGGCAATACCAGCGGTAGGCAGTATTACTTGTTGGAAGGAGTCGCCGTTGAATACTTGAAGATTGCCTGTTGTCCGATTGAAATAACCGCGACCTTCAAAATTATTGTCGCTTGGTGTGGTTGTCTGAACGGCGATTGAGCTGTCGGCCGCCAGTTTGTCGGCAGTGATCAGCGAGGGCGCCAAGGCTTGGTTGCCGATCTTGACCAGGCTGGCTTGATCCAGCTTGCTTAGATCGATCGAATCGTCGTTGATCAGGTCAAGACCGGCATCAACCAGATCCTTGACGGTTACTTTCTTGGTCTGACTAGCCGAAATATCTGCGACGGGCAGTGCGTCTACTGCAGAGACGCTGGCCTTGGGCAGGGACGTTAGTTGGGTAATCCGCTGGTCAGCCAAGACTAGGCTCCCGTAACTCTGGTGCTATAGCCCAGTTTAGTCCTCAGTTTCCACGAGCAGGAAGTCAAGCGATTGCTCCAACTCGATACGGTCATCGTCTTCCTTCAGCACATAACCTTCTGGTTCGCCCACCAACAACCGAATTTCCCCAGTGGTGACGAAATCGATGGTGCAGTTAATTGTGTTATCCGTTGTGACCGTTACGCCAGTTCGCGTAACCATTGCCTCCATTTCGTAAAAAACGTTGTTTTCTGCAGGCGTAAGCTCCTTGTCCGTTAAATAAAGCGCCAGGTCAAATTCACTGCCGATGTCAACACGCTGCAGCAGTTGCAGCATTAACAATGGCGTCTCTACAATGCCGCTTGTTTTGTAGTCAAACAAACAATCAATGCTGCCGTTGCCGCTAATCAATCCAGCGCTGTATTGGCGCCTAAATTTATCGCTTAAAGCTGTAGCGTCGATCGATTCCCTGTCTGTATTGATTGTGTAGCCAGTTACGTTTCCTAAAACGTTGGCCCGTGCATCAGTAACACGTATTTCCGCGTTTATGGGATCACCCGTAAATTCAAGCAGCTCAAACTCTTCGGACCGAACATTATTTACTGCAGCTTCAAAAGTGCTGAAAAACCTAAGGCCGCCAACGGCGTTGACGTGGATAAAGGCGCTAAGGCTGCTTTCTACTACCCCAGAGGACCAGACGTTTGGGTCGAAGCACACCAGGCCTCTAGGGTCTGTTGTTGTAATCGTGATGCGATCGCCAATCAGCAAATTATCGACTGCCGTATCAAAACCGAGACGGTTTAGGTTTACATTTACGTCCGCTGGATCGATATTTTCTTCCAAGTAGGCATAGGGAGTTTTGCTGCCGCGCTTAAGCCGGATATTCCCGTATTGCCCCAGGAAGACGGTCATCAGCTAATAACCTCAGAAAAATCACCGTCCATCGTGAATTGGATCGGCACCACGCTCAGCTCACCCGTGCTAACGCTTACCTGCGCATTGGTGATATATGCGAAGAATTTAATATCATCAGCATCACCACCGCCAACATTAAGTTCCAAAAATACGCGGTCGGATTCTGTAATCGCACCACCCTTCATGATGCGGTTAAGTAGCGCCGTGAACTGGGTGTAGCTGGCGCCTTCACCCGGCTCAAGCCTGTAGTACATCAGCGTGGCGCTACCCGTAGCACCTTTGATGCCGGGCGTAAAAGTATTCACGGCGCTGTCGATGGTGTTGGTGCTCAGCAGCTCAACAGTGGTATCGAGCGACCAGTCCCGAATTTTGGCAACAGGCCTGCCCGCATAAACCAGGGAGCCGCTACGACCGGTATAAAACGCCATGGCTTATGCCTAGGGACTTTTGGCTCATTCTAAGCAACAGCTACAAGGCTGATTTGAACGCTGCTGCGTCCTGGAAATACTGACGTAACACGTGGGGGCTCTTCGTAACGCCAGCGGGTGCTTGGTGGGGCATCGATGCTGCTGCGAGATCCAGTCCAGCCCGCAAAAACGTTACCGGGCAATGTGAAAGTTGCGTACGTACCAGCTTGGGCGTTGAAATCGTCTAAAAACGACTGGGCATTGGCATCAGGGATGTTTTCGTAGCCAAGGCGCAACTTGGCATTGACACGACGGGAGCCATACAGCATCCGAACTTCGGCACCGGAATTGCTGCTGTAACGCTTGATTGGCCAGTCACCAGGATCGTATTCGCGGCTGGCGGGCTTGATGTCGGGGAAGGCCATGGTTACTCGGAGTAAATAAAGCGCCCGAATGTAATTACGTCTGTGGCCACCACAGAAGCCCCGCCTTCGGTTGGCACATGGCTTGCTACCACATTAACGAGACCGTCCTCGTCCAGCGTAAGTTGCTCAACCAAATAAATATTTTGTTCCAGTGCCGTGTCACCGGTCGTAAAGACGATGCCCCAGTACGCGGAATTGGTTGCACGACCACCACTAATTGTTAGTGAAATTCTTTGGACGCTTTCGCTGCCTGGACGGTAGGCAAAGACTGTGTAAGTTCCATCGGCCAAAGTATCGGCAGAAAGAACTACGCCATCGGATTCGCGGACAACGCCATTACGGGATGCGTGGTACGGAGTTGTTTGTGTAAAGACTTTGATGTAATTGCCGGGCGCAAGATTTAAGCCATACGGCGTTGTTTTGAAGCGCACCACATACCGGATTCTGCGTCGAACACTTAGCAAGTAACGCGCCACTAACAGAGCGTGTAAGCGATGGGTACAGAAACTCGTAAGGTCGAATGTTTCTTGGGGATAAGCTTCCGAGCCCGCTTCGTTCCAGCGGATAGCGATCGTTTTAGTTGTAGGAAAGGCATTCTTTGCACCTTCGCGGTAACTAACGATTGCGCGAAAATCACGGCGCTCATCAGCGTCTAAATAGTCCACCTCAAAAGAATCTTCGATGATATTTCCATCACTGAACAAAGCTGCTATTGGCAATGTTGTAGGGCTGATTCTGCCGCTGGAGTCGTAAGGCAGCGAGGGCACAATGCTAAATTTACCGTTGCGAATTACGAAAGAGCACAAGTTGTAAGGCGCCAGTTCGCTTACCGTTTCGCGGAAATTGCGCGCATCGGCGATAGCGCCATCGAAATAAATACTGTTCGCCTTAAGGAAACGGGCAGTAGTACTGAATCCTTCCGTATCGATAAGATCAGGGCTGATTATGCTGCCCAAGCCGGCACGGCTGTTGGTAAGTAGGTAATAAACTAAATCGCAGAAAAGATTGCTTGGGCCTGTTGCTCCAGTTAACCAGTTATAGCAGTCAACACCTTTGGGCATCCAGATATTAAGTTGATCGATTCGATTGACGCTTTTGCTGGAACGAATGACAAGTCCAACTGTGGTGCAAGCGTCATATTGCGGTGTTACTTCATTGCCAATTGCATCGGTATTTGCAATTGATTCATTGACATAGGAAATTTGATGTTCTGGACCGTCGAAGTGTGATTTCGTAACCTCGTCGTAATGGCTTACGTCTGCAACTTGCGATACGGCCTCAAAGGTTCTGTCATCTTCAGCCGGAACAACTACGGCCGCTCCAGTGCCCATAGCGGTGACTTTGTACTTGTAACCGATGCTGGATAGCTGTCCGTAAGCGGCCCAAGCGTTGCCATTGGTAAAGGATGTAATTGTTTCGCTAAATTCTTCTCCTACAGACCACTGGCCTGTAGCTACTACGTTGCCATTAGCATCACGGGTTAGCGCCCAAGAATCGTCTTTCCACTGTCTGTTTGTGCCAAAATTGCTTACGTATGTTGCGTCGTTATTGGTTGCCGCTGTGGCGCCAAATGTAATTCCGATTGTTTTGCCTTCGGCTACGGTAATAACAAACTGCTTGTTGACGCGATCCCCATTGTTGTATGCCGCAGGACTGCCTAGCTTTTCAAAAGCATAAGCACCTTGCCGTCCATTCCCTGATGCTGGTATATACCCAAGTAAACCTATTTCGGAAGGCAAACTTGACCCTTGTATTGTGTACGAAGGCAATGCTCCATCAATTAGCTCGGAGTTAGCAAAATACAGTTTTGCTGGCACTCTCGTTCCCGAGCACGTAATCCTGATGGGACCGTAATTACTTGTGTTGTAGGTGCCGCCGTAGTTATTTGTTACTTGCGTTCCAGTCATGACAACAAATTCTGCGTTGTCGTTTAAGTATTTGACCAGCACAGCGCCTGGGCGCGGCACAATTCGATACTCGTACTGGCCCCGTCTTTCTGGTTTTAGACGAATAAAGTTAAACTGATCTACAGGTGATTGGCCGACAACAACAAACTCTTCTTTGATCCTTTCCCAAGGATAAACAGTTCCGTCTGAGCGCGGATCGGCATATCTGAATTCGATGGCAAAAGCACTGGCTCGTGCGAAATACTTATCAATCGTGCCACTAACAACATTTACGTTGTCGTTGTCGAATTCAATTAGCTTTGGTGCGCGGGGCACGGTTTGGAAATTACACAGACCACTAGCCTTATTCCAGACTTGGCTCTTAATTCCAATTTCGGTTACATCTACAGGCCTTGTATTGCGAACGGACGCAATCGCCACCTGTGCCAGAGGCCAGAAAGATGGACCGCAATAACCGTCAGCCGGATTGTTTGGCGGCGGATCTGCATTGTCGCCTCCACCTTTGCTGGTGAAAACGCTTTGGCTTACGGCAACACCACCTGCAATACCGATGGTGTTTTGTCCTGTTAAAACTTCGATGCAGCGCAGGTTTACAAAAATATCTGGCCCTTTCAGCTTGTACACGCCATCTGTGCGGCTTTCTACTTGAAATATGCAATTACCGATTTGGTACAGTTCGCCTACTTGTAAAGATTGATCTGCGGCTTGGCGGGCAGAATCCGTGGCATTGTTGATGTCATCAACGTTTAGACCTGAACTGGCCGATAGATTTAAGTCATCACGCTTAAGTTTTCTTCCCGAGATCTGGAACGTGACGTAATCACCGACGTTGCATGTAACCTCCGTTGGATACGGAAGAATGCCGCCGCCATTTATGGCAACAAGTCCCATGCAGGGGCTATAACCCGCTCCAACGCCAGGCATACCGCCATCAT